CTAATGAATGTCTGCTAAGATGCCTCGTACTTCTGCATGGTGTTTTTCTTTCATCTTTTCAAACTGGTGGGCATAGACCTTCAAAGTTATCAAAATGGATTTATGCCCTAGTAGTTTTGAGATACTTGCGACAGGGACTTCTTTAAAAATAAGATAGGAAGCGTATGTATGTCTTAAAGTATGGGGATGTACGTCTCTCTTTACCATTCGTTTCAGAGCGGTATTTGTGGCTCTATTTGACGCTCCGAACAAGACACGACCCTCTTCATTCTCTTTCCAGTAATTCTCTTTAAAATTGAGTAAATGCTTAGCTACGTCATCATTAAAGGGTATCTCTCTTACAGATTGTTCATTCTTGGTATCACTAAAATCTTGAGAATCAGAATAGTCCCAGGTGTTAATAACAATAAAGACTTGTCTTTCAAAGTCAATGTCATCCCAAGTTAACCCCATAGCTTCAGCAAACCTCATCCCACTAACAGCCAGAATATAGAGTGTCATGTGCGAAATATATTGAGGGTTCTCTTGCGTTTTTGAGATGACGTAGAGGTATTCATCCTCTTCAAGGTAACTTTCAGCTTCTGGCTTTTTCTCTTTTTGAGATTTAACTACAGCACCTTCCGTAAAATTCGAGGGAATGAGCTGATCACGGACAGCTATTTTGACAGCTGATTTGATGTGATAGTGTGTCCGCTCAATAGTATCTTGTGCGTACTTGTAGCCGAACTGGTTTAAAAATTCTTGGTAGCGTACAGGGGACATCTCTTTCAGTTTAATGTGACCAAAATACTTGATGATGTGTTTTCTGGTTTGTTCGTATGAATTCCATGTTTTTTTTACAACGTGTGGTTTTTTATATAGTTCAGCCCAAGCTATGTAGTAGTCAAGCAGCGTGACATCGTTATTTGACATAGGAGAAGTTCGAAGCTCGACTTCTCTTTCTTGACCAGCCGCTCTTGCTTGTGCTTTAGTTTTGAAACCGCCACAAGTCGCCTCGTGTCTTTCCCCTAAACTATCACGATAAACAACGCGGTACTCATAATATTTACCCCTTTTCCTAACCGATGCCATTTGTTTTTTACCTCATTTTCTGATAAAATGGGTACAAGAAAGGACTTGCCAGGCTGGCAATTTTTCTCATACGATTAGCCTTACGCTCTCCTCGACCAAAATTTGAGCGTAGGGCTTTTTTATTTTTACAAATTATTCAATCCCGCTTGAATGTTTGTAAGATAGCAACCAAGAACCATCTTCTTGTTGTACAAATTGTAGTGATACACTCTTGTATTCTGTTCCACCCATTGTATTGTAGTCAACGTATTTTGTTGTATAGTTTTCGGAAGATGATTCTGATGAAGTTTGTGGCTCACCAAATTTAGCAACGATTTCGTCCAAGTTTGTACCACCAACACCAGACATGCTTTCACCAACTACAAGAGCATCAAAGTCAGCTTTTGTCCATTTGAAGTTTTCATCAACCGCTGCTTGAGAAGATGACATAGATGTTTCAACTTCGCTTACAGCTGTTTCGACAGCTTTGCTTGCTTCGTCAATGGCTTTACTGTACATTGATTGAGTGATTAGTACAATTGCCATCGAAACTACAGCTAGTGCTGTACCAACGATTGTTAGAGTTTTTGAATTTTTGCGGTTTACAAAAAGTCCAATAGCACCAAACAATAGAGCAAGTAGCCCAAAGAAGAATGAAATGTTATTGATGATTGGAACCCAAGAACCAAGCAATGCAATAACACCTAAGACAATGGCAATAATGCCTAACGCTTTTTTCTCACTTTTCTTTTCCATGAGAATCTCCTATCGCAGCTTTTAACGTGGATCAGCATTTGCACGTATTTTTAGCCAACTAAATTCAAATATTCTTCCTTTACCATAGCCTCATCAGCTATGGTTTTCAGTTTATACTTCTCCATGAAGACTAGATAGTTAAAATGTGAATAATCTTCACAATTTTCCATTTCTGCTTTGAGTAGATGATGAATCATATTTCTGTTTGCTTGCATCTCGTATTTCTCACGAAATATTTCGTAGAGATGTGGTAAATGCCCTTTGTGACCCAATTCATGCAAGGCCACTTTTACTCGTTCGTCTTCAGCGATACTGCTACTGATGAACATAGTTTGTAGTCCAGGTATATAGAAAGCTTCATCCTCGTATTCATCATCTTCAAAGATATGTAGTCTAATCTGGAACTTTTGACAAAGCTCTCTAACTGTCATAGGAAATTACTCCTCTTGAGATAATAAGAAACCTTCAATGATTCGCTGAATAGCTCTCTTGTCCTTGTCGGTCAGTGGTTTACCGTTGAAACGCATGGCAGTGCCAGCTAGTTCCTCAACATCCACTTCTTGTCCCTCAAAGTAGAACTTCTGGTCATCTGCAATCCGCGGGTTGTCCGTCCGCCCGAGCAGGTAGTCTGTCGACACGTCGAAGTAGTCGGCGATTTGTTGCAATTTTTCTGAACCAGGCTGATTTCTTTTTATAGCATAGATTGTATTCCGACTGTATCCTAATTTTTCTTCTAAAGAATTTATTGAAAGTCCACGCTTTTGTGCTAATTCTTTAATTCTATCAAATGTAATAAACACTGAATTATCAACCTTTCTATGAGATTGACAAAAAATATTTAAAGAATTTACATAAAAACAGTTGACATTTTACGGAGAATTCTTTAAAATATATTTTGTAAGCTAAAGAGTTAGCGAACAAGACAAACTAAAAATAAAGCCTAATGAAACTGATTGGCGTCCGTTTTTCTAGGTAATACCTTACTCTTAGTAAGTCTTTTCGCTATGTCTTCATTGTAGAGTATTCTTTAATTTTTGTCAAGAAATTCGCTAACTTTTTAGTTAAAAATAATAAAAAGGAGGAAATTCTATGGGATTCGGGTCAATGACTGTAACCGTCAAAATTGCAAATATTGATCGTTTTATTGAACTGAGTAATGAGTTTAATAAAAAAGCCCGCGAGCTTGAACAACTGACTCACGAGCTAAAAACATTCGACTTTGAAGGCGAAGTTGTATCAACTGATAGCAACTAGCTCAAAGTTGTCATTATCTGAAAAAAGATAGATTGGATAGTTTTCTTTGGTTTCAAAGTTGTAGAAATCGTATCCGTAATTATCTTTTTTCAAGACAGAATACTTGGAAGATAGCACTTCAAGATTGATTTGGGTCAGCAATTTGACGATCTGGATTCGAGCTTGGTCGGCATCAGATATTCTCTGTAAAGCCCGTAAATGCTCATCGCTAGGGAAGATGTCAACCAATTCCTGCCTATTGTTAATATAGCTGTTTTCTCCGCGCAAGCGACCGTACTGCAAATGGTAATCTGTGAATGTCAGATTGCTATATTCCTGATAGGTCTCAAACGTAATTCGTTGACCTCGGTACAGATAGACAAGAGTATCATCTTGAAGTGTGTCTTTACAAGAAGTAATGCCAATCAAAAATTTATGGCATGCTTCCAATATGCGAACTTGATTTATATCCATGACTTGACCTCCTTTCTATAAAGATTTCAAGTCTATTATACCAAATTTAAGAAAGGAAAAATATGAGCAAAGAGTTAAAAGAAATCAAAGCTCTGATTAAAACTCGCTTGATTGAGCTAGATATGAAGCAGTCTGAATTGGCTCAAAGTGTTAACGTGTCTAGTTCGGTCATTTCTGAGTTGTTACGCTACGGAAAAGGTAGTGATAATGTAAAACAAAATGTTGCTACTGTCTTGGGAATTGAAAATCCTTGGGAGAAGTTTTGAGGGGAAATAAATGAAAATAGCTGAAAAAGTGGTCCGTATCGAATCGGATGCGTATGAATATGTTGTAGATTTTGCTAATGAGCATGATTTGAAAATCGGTGAGGCAGTGAGCATCTTGATTCGCTACTGTGCTTCTAAAGATTTGATAGTCAAGCAGGCTCATGTAGAGGTTGTGGAAGTTCAGAATGTGGTGGAAGAAGATGACTAGCAAACTAATCCAGAATTGGCAAAAGAAAAACTACCAGCTCAGTCAACTGATAGTTGATAGCCTTGATGGGCTAGATGTGTGGGAGACTGTGTTGGCACTGGGAAAAATCAGAAAGGAAATGGCATGACAGTATCTAGGGAAATGAATGACTTGGAAATCAAAGTTCTCAATGCTATCAAGAATAATGCTAGTTACGACTTGCCAATCCAAGCAAGTGAATTACGGCTAATATTCAGCATTTCAAAGCGTAGCTTGGAAGAAGTGATTGAAAGCTTGCGGGTTAATTTTAATCACCCGATAGTAGCAAAGAAGACCAAGCCAAATGGATATTACCTGCCTAAGTCAGAGCAGGAGAGATTGGATGGGTTGGCACCATACAGGCGACAGATTGAAACAGAGAAGAAAAACCTAGCAGCAATCTTGTCGGTTAACTTGGAAACCTACTGGAATACAACACAAAAAGCCTGACGGCAATCAGGCTCAATGAAAAACTATATAAAGGTATTATATCACAATGAATACAGAAACAATAACAATAAACAAAAATGAACTAGAGGAGTTGATTGCTAAAGAGGTGGCTAAAAAAATTACCTCACAAGCAAATAATTCTGTTTTTAAAGACCTAGCTATTATTGATAAAAGAGTTGCAGAAATAAATAGAGAATACCCAGAGATTGTTCAGTATGTACAGGAACAGTCGAAAAGACCGCCTGCTTATCACATATCTCTTACAGAACTTGTACATGAGAGAAGCCGTTGGGGAGATGGTTTTATGTTCACTAAACCGTCGTTATATGCTGATCCAGAAACGCTCATCAGAAAACTTGTTTGCTTAATGTTTGGAGCAAAAAATGTTAGGGAGTTGGATGGTAGAGATGTCGAAATAGCTAGAAGTATGTATTATGAAATTTCAAATATATTTATTAATACATACAAGGGACACCTAGAAAACGTTATCGAGGATAGACGTGTTGGACAGTGAACAAAAAGCCTGACGGCAATCAGGCTCTTCAATAAACATACAAGAGGATTATACCATGAATGATCTAATGATTCAAATGTTGGACCAGTTTGAAGCTGGGCTAATGGATAGAGCGTTAAAGGTCATGCACGTTGTCATGGACGAAAAACGACGGTTTCCAATGGAACTCAATAAGTCACAATGTGCTGAAATGCTCTTAGGAACAAAGGATACAGGGAGTTTTGATGCACGATTTAATTGTCACAAAGATTTTCCGCGTATTCCGAATGCTCGCGAGAAGTACCCTCGTGATGCAGTAATTGAATGGTACCACAATAATTGGCAAAGGACAGCGATATGACAGAAGAATTGATGTTGACAACTGAGCAAGGTTTGGCATTTATTGCTATTTTGACCCTAATCTTAATCTGGCTGATCCGTAAGCCTGTTGAGATTGAAATAGAGGCCAAGGAGCCTGAAGAAAAGCAACCAGAACGGAATTTGAGATATTTGCAAATTCACAGATACTACGGAGGATGATATGAAATTTTTGGAAATGATGAAGAAGTTTTTGAGTGTAAATGAGGATGACTACATCCCTCAAAGCCAGCATGAGTTGGAACGTGAATTGGCTAACGCTAAGCACACAGCCAAGGAGTACAAGAAGTTGGCTTTGCTGAAAAATCAAGAGTGTATAGGGCAAGCTAGACTTATTGACCAACTAAACCGACGGATTGACTATTTGGAGAATGTCAACAAATGCCAAGCTGAGCTATTGGCAGATAGAGAGGTCTAGCTATGGTTTGGATTGTGGCAAAGAAGACCAAGACCAAGCGTGGTTATAGATTTTACCCAAAACGGTCATTTGATACCTGGCAGAAGGCTAGAATTTATCAGCAGGACTTGTTTAACAAGGGTGTAAATGCTGAGATGTGGGAGGAGAATGGAGGTATAGAGATTGGCAAATGCAAATAAGCGGTACTATTGGATTCAACTCGCACAGGATTTCTTCAAATCCAAGGAAATGAAGTTGCTTCGAAAAATAGCAGGAGGGGACACTCACACGATTATCTATCTTAAGATGATGCTGTTGAGCCTGGAAGACAACGGGATTCTGTTTTTTGACGGGGTCGCTGATAACTTGGCTGAAGAAATTGCGCTGGTAATTGACGAAGATGTGGAAAATGTAAAAATTACCCTTGTTTTTTTACAGTCCAAAAAACTGTTATCAAAAATATCGGATAGGGAGTATTTTTTGGAGCAAGTTCCAGAGATGGTAGGTAGCGAAACCGCAAGTGCCCGTAGGGTTCGCAAGCATCGTGAGAACCAAAAGGTGTTACAAAGTAACAACGATGAAACAAATGGTAACGGAGAGAAAGAGAAAGAACAAGAGATAGATATAGATATAAACTTATCTAGTAGTAGTTGTATAAATAATAGCGATTATTCAATCAAGCAATTATTCAAAGATTTCGAAGCTGGCTTTGGAAGATTATTAAGTCCATTTGAAATTGAGGACATCCAGAAATTTGCTACTGAGGAAGGACTTAGCCCTGAATTAATAAGGGAAGCACTTAAAGAAGGGGTATTTCGCAATAAACCTGTATGGAATTATATCAAAGCGATTTTACGAAATTGGAAGAATGACAAGTTGCTGACAGTAGAACTCGTTCGAGCTAGGCAACAAGAACAGGAACTGCCTAAGAATGTTGATGTTTCGCCTGAATTTTTGGAGGCTATGAATTTATGGAAGGATTAGATAAGGTAAAACGGGTCATACTTAAAAACCCTGCTAAACAAGATAAGCCATATATCCGAGAGATAAGACATCTAACTACTGGATTTGATATTTTCTATGGGAATGAGCAACAGGCATTCCGATATGCAACTTGGGCAGTTGGAGTTGATATGGCAAGGTCATTGTACTTGCGTGGTAATTTTAAAATTATAGAGGTGGAGGACTAATGGACGGTTATTTGAAACTAGACAAGATGTTGGATTGGCAGGTAGCGAATTATCCGCTACGTATGTCTGAAAAGGCTCGCTTGATGGCTTTGCCTGGTGATGATTTTGTAGCCGAGCTGGATCGTATGGCTGAGGAATATCATCGGACGAGGTATGGGGATAGTTGATGGTAGTGCCAGAAAAAGAGTATGCTCTCTACAAAGGCGATAAGCTACTGGCAATCGGTACAGCAAAAGAACTAGCCGAACAATTCGGTGTGAAGGTTTCGACGATACACTTTTATAAGTCGCCAGCATATATCAAGAGAACGAGCGATATGAGAGGGAGGCGGTTAGTTGAGATTTGAATTATTTAATGACCACTTTGAGAATGCCAAAAGGTACAACATTCCACGAGCACAGTTGATTATCGCAGATATACCTTACAACCTTGGTAACAACGCTTATGCCAGCGACCCGAGATGGTATAAGGACGGCGATAATGCCAATGGGGAAAGTAAGTTGGCAGGAAAGTCATTCTTTGATACGGATAATGATTTTAAGATTAATAATTTCTTTGATTTTTGCAGTCGGTTGTTGAAGAAAGAGCCGAAAGAAAAAGGTAAGGCGCCAGCCATGATTGTATTCCATGCATGGCAACAGCGAGATATGGTTATCGAGTGTGGCAAGAAACACGGCTTTAACAATGCCTATCCGCTCTACTTTACAAAGAAATCCAGTCCGCAGGTATTGAAAGCGAACATGAAGATTGTGGGTGCGGTGGAAGAGGCTACGGTATTGTATCGTGATAAGCTTCCGAAATTTAATAACAACGGCGCTATGATACTCAATCATGCACCGTGGGAGAAGGATAGCTCTTACCCTGTTATCCATCCGACACAGAAGCCTATTCCTGTGCTGAAACGGTTGATTGAAATCTTTACGGATGAGGGCGATGTGGTAATTGACCCTGTGGCAGGAAGTGGGTCAACACTAAGAGCGGCAATCGAGATGAACCGCTCGGCCTATGGTTTTGAAATCAAGAAGGATTTTTACAATAAAGCAAAAGAGCAGATGTTGTCTAGCTACCAGCCCAGTTTATTTTGAAAAGGTGGAACAGATGACGATATATGATTTTTTGGAGGGAACAGATGAATAAACAGGAAGCGATTGAGAAATACAAAGCTGGTTTTGTCGTATTCAGCGATAAGCACCGCATTTGTGACGAAGAGTGGCTTTTGGATAAAGACAATACAACAGAGTCTGAGTTGAGATTTCTGGGCTATGATGCGAATCTTTGGCCATTTCCTGAGTGGAAGAAATTCAATCCTGAAAAAGATTTTGAGGTAAAACGGGTGAAAATCGCTAAGAAGGTTACGGCAGATTTTAAAGGCAAAGTATATTTAGATAGCGTTTGTATTAGTGATATTGAGTTGGAGGAAATCGATGAAATTAATAAATGATATAAAACAATTGCTTTGCAAGCATTCTTGGAAGGAATTACCGCGCTTTATCGCGTTGAATACTGGAAAAATGTCTCCTAAACGTCAATGCCTAAAATGTGGGAAAGTTGAGGAGATTTACTAATTAGCTCTGGCCAGACTGGAAGAGTACAAGTCACAGATTAAATTATTTTAGAAAGAATCAGGGGGAAAAATAATGGCAAGTGAATATGTGAGATTGCATATCATGAAGCATGCTTTGGAGCATTATATCAAGCGTGAAGGTGCTTCGGAGAAAGATATTAGACAAGAGAAAAAGGTGCTGGATGATGTTGTTGAAGAACTTGAAAATTTTAAAGACTTTATCAATTCTGGGTGTTCGGGAGGTTGTTAAATGAATAAGCAGGAAGCGATTGAGATTATTGAGCAAGATAAAATACAAGTAGGTAGGCTTGTAGAAACAAACAGTGGAGCGCATTCAATTCAACAAAAGGTAAAGTTAGTTGATTACGTACCTCTTGAAATCGTCGTCAATACAATTGATAAAATTGGTTTGAAAAAGGTTGTGGTGCCTGCATTTATTGATAGCTATATCCGATATGCAAAAGCCGAAGGCATGTCATTGTTTATTGCAATGGATAATGCTCAAAATAAAGAATCAGAGTGGATAATTATGAACGAAGAAACTTTTGCCCGTGCTTGGTACTACGGCTACGAGATTGAGCAGGAGAAGTTGTACACGGTGGAGATAGCAGAGGTGATTCTGACGAAAATTACAAGAAGGAGTAATGTTCAATATAAGATGTTGCCTTTCGGAAATGTTTCTGATGTTTTTGACAAGGCTATTTATACTACTAGACTAACAGAGCAAGAAATCAAACAAAAGGATGAACGGCTGTGGCAGTTTGCTAAAGAGGTGGGGCGATGAAATATAAGCATTTGAAATCAGGCAAAGTTTACAAGGTGTTGTTTACTGTAATAATCGAAAATGATTTAGTTCCAGGTGTTGTTTACCAATCTCTTTCGACAGGCGACATCTTCGTCAGACCAGCATCGGAATTTTACGACGGCAGATTTGTTTTGGAGGTGGAGTGATGGAGAAATACATTGTGAATGAAGATAACGAACGTCCGGTGTGCGCAAATTGCCAGAGCGAAATCCTTGACGAAGAATATCTGATGATCAGAGATAATTTCTTGCTCGTTAATTATTTTGATGATCCGGATGGTTTGGACAACATATTCTGTTCAGAACACTGTGTTTGCGAGAGTTTATTCGTGTCTGGAGTGGAGATTGTGGAGGAATGATGAAACAATTATTAAGGTCTGTTGGATTTATACTGATATTTCATTCGGTTGCCCCTAACATCATCCACGAGATGACGCTTGCTCAGAAGATAATGTTTGGATTAGGCGCTAGTTGGCTATTTTACGAAGGAGGTAGGAAATGATACCGAAAATTGAGACCTGCGAAGAATGTGGGTGCAAGTACAAAGAAGGCACATTGGACTATGGCAGTATCTTTCAGACAGGGTATTGTGGCGAATGCTTGGTCGAACGCGTAGAAAGAGGAGAAGAATGGTAGTACCGAAGTTTAGAGCGTGGGATAAGATATCTCATGCATGGAGACATGATGTATACATTGGACTTGATGGTCTAGCTAAGGACCTTTCTCGCACGGGAGAAGAGCCTTTTGAATTACCTTTAGACAATGTAATCATCATGCAAACCACAGGGTTGTTTGACACATTTCGCCAAGATGAATTATTCGAAGATGATGTGATATTATGGACATATTTTGATGAATGGGAAGATAGTGGAAACGCTAGAATTGTGTATAGAGATGGGTGTTGGAAACTGTTGGATATCAAAACGGGAAAAGAAGTTTGGGATAGTTTGTTTGACTGCTTGGAAAATTGTACGGTTTTTCTATCTGGCAACATCTATGAGAATCCTGAGTTGGTGGAGGGGTAAAGTTAATGAGATATTTAGGAAAATTTTTGCTATTGGTTTCTGTGTTGTTTCTGATTGCTTGCCATAAGTTAGAAAAAGGCGAAGTTATTGAAAAATACGAAAGGAAAGCATACACAACTTTTGTTTATTCTGGCAAAATGCTTGTTTCGATTTATCATCCTAGAACGTGGAACATAAAGATAAAAGGGAGCTATAAAGGCGAAGAAAGAACAGAAACATATTCGGTAACGGAAGACTACTACGAGCAAGTGGATGTCGGCGATGTGTTGGATGTGTCGGAGGTTGAACGAAATGACTAACGAAAAACTAGGTGTGCTACTGGTCGATGTGCCAGAGCCGAGGATGACAAAGTATTCTGTCCTTATCAGAACGGATGGGAAATACAGGATTCTTGATACGGATTCGGAATTATTCGTTAGAGCTTATGGATGTCGTTGCACCCAAGAAGAAGCTAAAAAATACCCACAGTTTAGATGGGTAGCGTTGGAGGATTTGGGATGAAACTAATTTTAATATCTATTGCATTTATATTGCTATTATGGTTGGGGAGCATCTTCACGGGTGTCATGTTTTTGCTCTGGGTCAAAATCCTGCGGTGGTTTGTAAAAATGTTCGATGCGGAGGACCTATGACAACAGCAGATAAAATCAAATACATCCTACAAAAGACAGGGTGGACGAGAGGCCAATTTGCGACTGAAATGGACGTGACGACTCTATCTGTCTACAAATGGCTAGACGGACGACCACCGCGACAACGCATGTTGGATAAAATAGACGAGCTGTACGAGCAAGTCAAGCCTTATGAGCCTAGGGGGGCTAGCTCCGAGAGGGAAAATTCGGCTGGTGTACCCGTATTATAGCCATCAGCGACAGCCGTGGGAGAGGAGATAATAGATGATCAACAATGTTGTATTGGTCGGTAGATTGACGAGGGACGTAGAGCTACGTTATACACCGTCTAATCAAGCCGTTGCGACTTTTACTTTGGCGGTTAACCGCAATTTTAAAAATCAATCGACAGGAGAGCGGGACGCTGACTTTATTAATTGTGTGATGTGGCGTCAGCAGGCCGAAAATCTGGCTAATTGGACCAAGAAAGGTCACTTGATTGGCATTACAGGTCGGATACAGACTAGAAGCTATGATAACCAGCAAGGGCAGAGGGTTTATGTGACCGAAGTTGTTGCTGAGAGTTTCCAAGTGCTTGAAAAGCGTGATAACACTGCTAATCATACAAGCATGGAAGACCAAATGCCACCAGGGTTCGGCGGCCAGCCGATGGATATGGACGATGATGACTTGCCGTTTTAGGAGGTATACATGAGTCGGATTGTAAATTTTGGAAACGGCATTACAGCCAGACAGCGTGATGTCATTGATGATTTGAAGGATGCTATTAAGCGATATGAATTTTTGGAAAATGAAAATGAACGTTTGATCAAGGACCAGCAAGAGCAGGAAAAGAAGATTGATTTTCTCAAACAGCAGAACCATCAGCTTTTTGCTGCTATCGGCAGGCAGGTATGGGAACAGATATCCAGCTCTGCTATGTCCAGAAAAGCGAATAGACGGAAATGGAGGGCGAAATGAGAGTTATTTTATTTGGGGAATATCAACCAGTCTTAACATTCTTTCTCCACTTGATTGTGATTGACTGGATGTGGAAATTTTTAGAAGTAAATTATTTAGGTGAAGCCAACGGAAATATTCCAGACTCAATCATTTTGATTTTGGTATGTGGGTATATTACCTGGCTTCTACGATAGGAGGAACTATGATTTTACTTGAAATTATTAAATTTTTAGCAGCAATGATTGTGATTGCTTTCCTACTGGTCGTGCTAATCGCTATCATCACGGGAGCTTGGGAGACTTACAAAAAACATGAACAAAAGAATCAAGAAAAAGAAAGCTAAGCAGGCAAGACAACAAGAACTGGAACAGTTGGAACAGGAATTGGCCAAACTAAGTCCTGAACTGCTAGAAGCAATTGCTGATGCAATTAGTCAAGCGGTGTAGGAGATTTGGACTGTCATAAGCTATTTCGTTGAGAACATTACTGAGGCATTAAGAAGATGGGAGGAACGACTTGACAAAGAAGACAGCAATCAAGACTAGACGTGATTTTCTAGAGTTTGAACTTGAAGCCAAGTATCTTAAAATTGATAAACTTATTGGACAGCGTCGTCACGAATTAGAAAGGCTCTATGCAGTTAAGAATTTAACAATACCAGACATAGACGATTCAGGAGCAAGCAGAAGTGGCACTTCATGCAATACATCCGAAAACCTAGCCATTACATACGCTAGTGATCCAGTGATTCTAAAGTTGGAAGAGTTTCAAACAGCAATTTCAAAACTACTTGATGCACTCGAACCAGATGATAAGAAAATCTTTCATTTGCGTTGGGGAGAACATACAAAGTACGATTGGGTTCAAATTTTGTATATTATGCAAAATGGAGATACTGGCTATCTTTATAAGCATCGAAAGCAAATTTATAGACGACGCGAAGTTATATTGGACACTTTAGCCAAAATACTCTTGATGTAATCTTGTCACAAAAACGTATAGAAGTGACAAAAACAATGTGCTATATTTGTATCATGAGTAAAACTAACAGGTAAACATAAAGTCACACAAATCCGTGTGACTTTTAATTTTAGGAAGGAGGTGAGTCAGTGGCAACTAAGCAACCAATTCGTGATCTTAAAGACATTCAACGAATGAAGGATTATTTAATACATGACAGCGCGAAGAATCCTGTACTTAGACTGCGAAACTATACTTTATTTGTTACAGGAATCAACTCTGGACTGCGAATGGGAGATATTCGAGATCTTAAAGTTAAGGATGTCACAGGCTGGCGGATTAAACATTTTGACGAAAAAACTGGAAAATTTACCGACAGAAAAATGAACTCCAGCTTAAAAAAAGCGATAAGAAACTATCTTGGTATAACGAAGCTAAAAAACGAGGATTATCTATTTCCGGGAAGCTTTAAGCAAAACAGAAAGATGAGCGAGTCTCAAGCGTGGAGGATAGTTACCTCTGCAGCTAACTTCCTCGGAATACCAGAGATTGGCACACATTCTATGCGGAAAACTTTCGGCTTCCAAATCTTCACAACGCAAGGGAACAAAACGGTAGGAGACATAATGAAACTACTTAATCATCAAAAAGAATCAACAACATTGGCATATATTGGAGTGACTCGAGACTCTGAAGATAAAACCGTAGACAAGCTCAATCTCTAAAATTTATCAAACAGATAGAAAAGTTTTTGCGATGACCTTGCATTTTTATTTTTTAGCCCTAAAAACCATTGATACCAAGCGTTTTCTAAAAATAAAAAAATGAAATAGAATTAGTAAAACCTTGCATAATTCGATACAAAAAAACGGAGAACTAGGAGTTTACAAGATGAATGCGATAGCAGAAAAGAAAATCACAGACTATCTGAATCAAAATAAGAAGTCGCTAGACGAAATCAATCAACACTTCTATGATGTCATCACAATCAACCGACTAACCAATTCAGAAGTCGCAGCATTATTTACCGGGCTCATGCGTCAAGTGTTGTCTTCAGAACACAACGTGAAGCTATTGGACAATCTTGGAATACAAGTTGGACAACTCAACCCAGAGCTTACAACTAAGATCCAACAGATACTCACAGAGGAATGGCTTGCAAATCAAGGGCTAATCAAATGAATCTGATGACTCCTGAAATACTTGACAGGTTAGTCGAGCTAATCAGAACTGACAAAGTCAAAGAGTTCTATTGGACCAAGGAATGGCGAATCATTCGAAAGGTGCGTAGGCAAAGGGACAACAACGAATGCCAACGTTGTATGCGAGCAGGTCGATACACACCAGCAGATATGGTGCATCACAAGAAGGAAGTGCGACAGCATCCAGAGTTAGCATTAGAACTAGACAACACAGAATGTTTGTGCAATCCATGTCATAACCGAGAGCACCCAGAAAAACTTAGCGGCTATCATCGTCGCAAATTTGACAATAAGGAGCAGTGGTAAGCCCCCGGGTCAAACCAAATGGCTTTTCTAAAGGGGAAACGTGCAACGGGAAGGGGTACCTCGGAAAAGATATCTAGCGAAATTTTATCAAGAACAAAAAAACTCACATGAAAGGAGAAATATGGCTGGTTTTTTAGAATACCCAGAATTTGACTGGGAACGCCCTTTGGTTGCTCAGAAAAAATATGTTAAGTCTCGTGATGATTTACGAATCAAGCTGATTCGCATTTTGCAGGAGCGTAAAAAATATGAGGAGCCATTTAAAGATTTAGTTGAGCAGTATATTTCCCTGTGGGAGACGTCACAACTTTTAAGACAGGATATAAAGTTGAATGGCATACGTATTGATGGTAAGAAAAATGATTCCGTATCTCTCCAAGTCAACGTCAATAAGCAGATGATGGTCATGCTTGAAAAATTAGGAATCGAAGCTAAGGAATTGAAGTACGAGGATGGCGAAGACATTTAATTTTACCAGCGGAACTTCCCACATTGACGACTGGTTGAGAGATATTGTTACAGTGAAATATCCTGTCTGTAAGGAAATTAAGCAGATGGCGGATTTAGTTATGGCCGCCATTTCCGATCCGGAAATTTATGTTGATGTAAAAAAGGCTGACAGTGTTGTTGATTTTATCAATAAATATCGTCCATATAAGCTACAGCCTCCGCAACGATTTATTCATGCGGCAATTAATGCTATCCGTTGGAAGAGCGATGACAGTTTGGTATTTCCCGAACTGTTTTTATTATGTGCTCGTGGATTTGGTAAGAATAGTATTGCTTCGGATGAGGCTTTTTTTAAAACTAGCAATCGAAACGGTATTCGCGAGTACAATGTGGATATTGTTGCCAATAGCGAGGCTCAGGCTAAGACATCATTTGATGATGTTTACAATACGATTAAAGACCATGCTGTTTTGCAGAAGGCTTACAAGTTTTCCCAGACCTTAATTACTTTTATCAAATCTAGGTCTAAGATTAAATACCACACCTCAAATGCACGGACCAAGGATGGTCTTCGTCCTGGTTTGGTTATCTTTGATGAATTACATGAGTATTTGAATTATGACAATATCAATGTCTACATCAACGCTCTTGGTAAGGTTGCGGATGCTTCTGTGATGTATCTAACGACGGATGGTAAGGTTCGTGGTGCGGTACTGGATGATTACAAGCAGACTGCTAGGGATATTCTTTCAACTTGCGACTATCGTGCTGGGATGTTACCGATTTTGGCTAAGATTGATGCGTTTGAGGAATGGGAAGATGAGCTTGCTTGGATAAAGGCTAATCCGATGTTGCCATACTTGCCAACATTGCTGAAAGAGTACAGGAAAGCCTACAAGCGTGCTTTACGTAGCAAGGAGTTATTCCTAGACTTTATTACTAAGCGATGTAATTTCCCACTAGAAGATACAACTCATGCAGTAGCTGAGTGGGATGATATTGTGGCAGCAAGCAGACCGTTACCAGATGATTTGGAGGGGATGGAGTGTGTGGGTGCAATTGACTATGCGGATGTTCGGGACTTTATCGGTGTAGGTCTCTTGTTTAGACGAGGGAAGATGCGGTATTGGTTACATCATACTTTTATTGTCTCAGAGGCTTTGAAAATCCAAGATTTTAAGATGGATTTTACAATTCCACAACATGAGGGACTGGTTACGATAGTTCCTGGAAAGGTTATGGATCCTAAGTATGTGGCTGATTGGTTTGTGAAGATGGCTGAGAAGTACAAGATTGTCAATATAGCGATGGATGATTTCCGAAAGGCACCAGTCAAAGAAGCGTTTGAAAATGCTGGATTGCCTATAGAAGTGGTTCGTAGTGGAGCTATTACTCACTCAAGGCTTGCCCCTACGGTTGACATGATGTTTGCGAATCGTGAGATTGCATTTGGAGAAGACCGTATGATGCGGTGGTACACAAATAATGTCTATGTTGATGTTGATGGTAAAGGGAATAAGACTTACAAAAAGATTGATCCAGAGAGGAGGAAGACAGATGGTTTTATGGCTTTGATTCATGCGATGTCAATTGAGGAACAGTTGGAGAAGAAGACTGTTAAAATCAATCGTAGATTGCGCAGTTTTACACGATAGGAGGTTTATATGTCTAAGCGAATTAAGAAAAAATATCGTCCATTTGTTTTGATTTGGAAGGCGCTTGATTATCTCGATGGGAAAGTGGAGCGGTTGTTTGAACTTCAATTTCGTACTGATGAGCGTTTTGAAGAGTTGGAGAAGCGTTGTTGCAAGAATGCTGAAAGCACTAACGCTGAGTTTTCGGCTCATTTGAAACGGATTGAGAAGTTAGAAAAAGAAGTCGAACGATTGAAGCGTCCCTGGTTCAAGCGTAAGTAAGTCACTGATTAGAAAAGGAGGTGGTCCAGTTGGGGTGGTTAAATAATTTCTTTGGTTTTTTCGCCCGCGATGGTACTGTGAAGAAGGTTAGTCGTAAGGAGTTGGAGGCGGCGGTTCGTCGGTCTGGTCAGCGAGTGCAGTTTATGGAATTTGCTCTGCAGATGTGTATTGACAAGATAGCCAATGCTTTGTCTTTGGCAAACTATGAGACTTACAACAAAGGTAAGATTCAGAAGGGGGATATTTGGTATCGGTTTAATTATGAGCCAAACCAAAATCAGACTCAGAATGAATTTCTTGCTGCTTTGATTGGTCAGATGATCAAGAACTCAGATGGTGCTTTGGTTTTGATGCACAATGGTGAGTTCATTCTTGCGGAGAGCTTTGAAATTGACAAGAAAGCCTTTCGTCAAAATGTTTACAAGAACATCACGGTTGCTGGTGGACTGCAGTTGAATGCGGTCTATCAGGAAGAGGATGTTTTGCACTTTACCATGAATGATTCTAAAGTAAAAGGGTACTTGGATGACCTGTACTCGGAATATGGGAAGTTGATTGGTGGAGCAATCCGAAATTACAACAGGGGAAATGCTCTGAAACTTGGTCTGAATATTGGGACTTTGTTTGATCAGCAATATGGTAGGAATGTGGTTGAAGTGGATGATGATGGTAATGAGACAACGGAAGCTGACCTTATCATCGATGAGATGTATGAGAAGCGGTTTGCTGCTGTACTTTCTGATGAAGACTCAATCACTCCTTTAGAAGAAGGGCTTGAAATATCTAGCCTCGTTCAGACAAGTGCCAATACTAAGAGTGGGGCGGTAACTACTCGTGATATTTCCGATGTCATCATGGATGTTGTCCACTATGCTGCTGACGCTTTCTCGATTCCTCGTGGAATCATGAAAGGTGATGTGGCAGATGCAGAGGCGATTCGTGATAACTTTGTCAATTTCGGTGTGCGTCCATGGGCTGATGCGATTGAGACGGAAATCAATCGGAAGCTATATAGGCAGAAACATCTGGCTGTTGGCTCAAAATTTAAGATACAAACGAATACAATCCTAGTTTATAGTGCAGAGAAATTTGCTGCGGCTGGTGAGGCTCTGTTCCGAATCGGTGCTCTCAGTACAAACGAATTGAGGGATAAACTGGGAGAAGAGCCGATTGATGAGCCGTGGGCTAATCAATACTTTGTATCGTTAAACTATGCTAGGGCTGATGGCTCTGGTGATAATCAAAAGAAAGGAGAAAAGGAAACTAGTGACAAAACAAATTCCGTTTAAATTTGAGGCATCTGTCTCAAATGACGATAAGGCTGTATTATACCTACACGGCACTGTTGGTGGTTACTGGGAAGGGATTAACTTCAAGGATGTCCGTAATGCTTTGGCAGGTTTCCAAGGAAATGAAATTGAAGTACATATCAATTCTTACGGTGGTGATATGTTTGAGGGAATTGCAATCAAGAATTTCTTTAGTCAGCGTGATGAGACTGTCACGGTGATTATTGATGGTTTGGCTGCAAGTGCCGCATCTATTATTGCTATGGGTGCTGACAAAATTTTGATGCCAAAAGATACGCAGTTGATGATTCACAATCCATGGACATTTGCTTATGGTAATGCCAAGGAATTGCGTAAGGTGGCTGATGATTTGGATAAGGCCCAGGTATCTGTTGAAGAGACCTACCTTAAGCGTTTTAAGGGAGACAGAGAGGAGTTGAAAGCTCTTCTTGATGAGGAGACTTTTCTCACGGCTGATGAGGCAGTCACCTTGGGTCTTGCTGATGGTATTTATGGCGAGGATGAGCCAGAAGAACCGTCTAATGATGCTGAAACCAATGTCCTAGATAGCCTTATGGCTAAGTATGGGACTGATGAACATGAGGATAAGGGAAAGCGAAATATTGAACGCTTTGCCTTTTTATTTACACAAAATAAAGGAGAATAACAACTATGCCATTAATCAATAATGATTTGAAAACAAACTTTGCTGATGCTCGCGAACAATTGTTTGCCGCTTTGCGAACAGATAACGAGCAGGAGCAAAAACAAGCCTTTGAAAACTTTGTTACAGGTTTGGAAGCCAATGTATCTGAACAAGTTAAGGCTGCTGCTGCGGAGTTTCAAGAAGGGGTGCTAGATGAGTCTATCCTTGCCGAACGTGGACTTCGTCGGAAATTGACATCCGCTGAACGTAAATTTTTCAGTGAAGCAGCTCAAAAACAAAAAATCACTGGTTTAGATCAGATGTTCCCAGAAACTATCATTGAAGATGTGTATCGTAATTTGGTACAAGAACACCCTCTGTTGTCTTTGATTGATATGCAGGTTGGCGATGTGAAAACTGCATTTATTTACGGTGACTCGACTAAGAAACGTGCTTTCTGGGGGACTATTCCTGCGGATATCCAACAAATTCTTTTGGATTCGTTCAAACGATTGGATATTTCTCAATCACAACTTTCTGGCTATATTGCAGTTCCGAAGGGCTACTACAAACTTGGCCCATCTTGGTTGGCTAGTTATGTCATCACATTCTTGCAAGAAGTAATGGCAGCATCTCTTGAAGAGGCTGTTGTAAATGGTGATGGTAAAGAAAAACCTTTAGGCATGATGCGCAAACTCTCAGGAGATTCTGGTGGTGTTTATCCAGAAAAACAGGCCATTGAATTAGCTGATTTGACACCATCAACTCTTGCTGGTATTCGTGCTGCACTTGCTAAAGCTAAAACAGATAATGGCCAAGTAGCTGTGCTAGTTAATCCGATGACCTACTGGTCGAAGGTATTTCCAAAACTTGCTTTCAGAACTGATGCAGGGGTATGGGTAACAACTCAACTGCCGACTGGAGAGACAATTATTCCATTGCATGCTGTTACAGAAAACAAGCTCGTTTTTGGTGTTCCGCATAACTACTTACTAGTTGTTGCAGGTAGCGTTGAAATCCAAGAATACCGTGAGACTCTAGCACTTCAAAATCTTGATTTGCACATTGCTCAATTCTTTGGTAAAGGGATTGCCAAGAACGAAAATGCTTTCTTTGTAGCAGATATTTCTAGTGTTGCAGGTGCGACAATCCCAGATTTGGAAGGTTCAGCTGCTATCGTCAAAGAAGATACTATTAATCCTAAGGTATCTATTTAGTGAAGGGGGGAATAAAACATGGAATTGATTAAAGTTGAAGTAACGGAAGAATTTTTCGATAAGGTCGCTCAGCTTGACCGTGCTGTTGGGGATGTCTTCGAGGTGGATGCCGAACGCCTCGAAGTCCTCTTGGGTAAAAATAGTGAAAAGCGTGCATTTGTCAAGGTATTGGAAGAAAGTGAATCTGAAACAGACTATAGCAAGTTGAAGACGGATGAAATCAAGGAGTTACTGACCGAAAAAGGTATTGAATTTGACAAGGCAGCTAAGAAGTCTGATTTGATTGCTTTATTGACTGTTGCAGAGTAGCTGGAGGTATCTAGGTGAGCGAAGATTTGAGTAGTGAGCTTCTTGGACCAATTAAGTTGCACTTGCGTGTGACGTGGGAAAGTCAAGATAGCGAGATTAAGGAATACATCGAAGAAGGGATAGCCTATATCGATGGTATCTGCGGTGAGTCAGACTACTCTGTATCTGGCTTGCCTAGGATACTGCTGAAAGCCTACTGTCGTAGGGCTTGGTCTGGGAATACTTCCATGTTCGAGGAAGATTACAGAAGACAGTTATTGCGTCTCCAACATGAAAATGGTGTGAGGCGATTGAGGAGGAAGGGTAATGAGTAAACAAGGTGATTATCAACCACTCAATGATGGACTGCTTGAATATGGAGATTGGACCACTAAGCGTGACAAGAATACGGCTAAGAAAATCGGTGAAGAGTTGACGACTCGGGGGAGATTGTACTTTGGTTACAAGTCTATTGTAGCCAAGTATGATAGCTACCTGGTGTCAAATCTATCTGCAGTAGATATCAAGGTCCAATGTTACTATGTGCAGGACTTCCAGAAGTCGCATAAGGTTCGGATAAAGGATGAACTTTTCGCGGTTGAGTCGGTGGATGTTGATAATAAACAGGAGTACATGTATTTATTTCTGAGAAAGGTAGGGTACTGGGATGGCGGAAATTATATCCAAACCTCTGGATCTAAGTAGGATTGTCGAGGTGATTCGTGGGACTGGTTTCCCTTGCTTTGGTTTAGATATGGGGAGGGACGAGGTGGCAGACAACCCGTCCTTCTTTCTGTACTCTGATGATGGTGGATTGATACCTGGTACACATGCTAATCAATACAAGCGGGCTTTCACAGTCATGTTCGTTACTCGCGAGAGTGCTAGTTTTGATGATGTTGGTCTGATTGAGCGGTTGAAAGACTGTCGCTTGATTTTTGATAGTTCTGAAATTGACAAGGGTAACTTGGTTAATACAGATGAGCAGGTGACGGCTACGACGCTTAATTTTCACCAATTGATTCGGATAGAGAGGTAGTTTTATGGCAAATAAAGCTACTCTTGATTTTTCTGGCTCTACCAAACTGGCTGAGGCTATGGCAAAGATTCCGAGTAAGTCGGAGGAAGTTGTCAATCGTGTCTTGCTTGTTCGGGGAACCAAGGAAGTGATGCAAGCTATCATTGGTTTTATGCCAGTCAGTAAACGAGAAAAGAAACACGCTAAGTATTCGAATCCACTTAAAGAACGGATGTTTAATCTGGGATTTGATATTGTAGCTAAAGGTGGTGCTGCTAAAAATAAGGGGTCATTTGGGTACCTGGTCTTTCCTAACGAGGGAAGAGGAACTCATAATCCAATTGCACAAGCGTTCTTTGAGCGTGGTTTGGCATCTCGGGAAGAAATTATCTTGGACTATGTTATTGACGAACTGGTCCGAGTACAGCAAGAATTTTTAACTACATAAGGAGTAAGAAATGTCAAAAGTATTTGATGTATTGCAAGATTTTGAACAATTTGAAATTACCAATGGTCAATTTCGTCCATTGGTCAGTGGTCAGCTTGGTACAGCTGAGCGGTTGGGATGTACGGGTTCTATCTCGGTAGAGGCGGAAAGTAAGACTGTCACTAAGAAATGTGAGGGGAATGTTACCAAGGAAGTCACAATTATTCAAAAATTGAACGCTACTGTTTCAATGCACATGCCTGTAGCCATTTTACGGAAGGTGTTTGGCTTGACCAACGATAAGTTGAAGACAGGTGTCTATGGTCTTACGAGCAAGCCAAAGGTATCTTCTGGGGCTCTGACATGGGACATGTATGATTTGGGTCGTGAGAACCATAAACTGATTGCTTTCCCTAATATTTCTTGGACTAGTCCGTTCAAGATTAATGTGACAAATGGTGAAGAAGAGATTGCAGAAATTGAAACAACTTTCTCTGCGTTCGCAGATGAGAATGGCTTCTTCTACTATGAAGCAATTGAAGGCGATGGTGTTGCTACTGATGTGGTAAGCGGTTGGAACAAGACCTTCACACCAACATTAGTCAAGAAAGTAGAGCTTTAGGAGGGATAGTAATGTCTGAAAAAATTACTGAATTGAAATTGTTGAATGGGGAGTCTGTCAAGATTCAGACTCCTATTAGTTTGTATGATTGGAAGAAGGCGAAAAAAGAGGGGCTGCTTACTCAAAATGCATTTGCTTCCGCAATGAAAAATGGTGGAGGTAATCCAAATATCAATGACAAAGATTTGGAGAATGCTCCATTTGTTGCCTATCGTGCAGCTGGTGGTTCTATGTCAAAGGATGAATTTGAGAAAGCTGTGGTCTTCGATTTACAACTTGCTGGACGTATTTATCAGCAAATTGTGCAGGGGAGTAGTCAGCCAAAAAAGGAGAAATCCAACTAGCGTTTGAAAAGAAGACAAAAAAAGGGAAGAGTAATGGTCGTGCTCCTCGCATCAACTGGGAAAAGGTTGAGGTGGATGAGGTTATCGGCTATTACTCTTTTGTCTTTGGGATTGATATGCAGTTGGTGCTAGGTATGTCTGTCCAGGAAGCTGAGGAAATGGCAAGTCTGAAAGTGGCTATCGAGGCTTGGAAGCATAGTGAGTAGAAAGGAGGTCAAATGGCAAAGCAAAGTGAAGTAAAGGTAACCTATAAGGTCTTAAATTCTGAATTTAACAAGGGAATATCAGAAATGAATTCCAAGATAACGTCGTTGAATAAAGAATTTAGATTGCAACAGGAACAAATGCGTCTGACTGGTAGCGAGACTGACAAGTTAGAGTCTAAGCTAAACAAGTTGACCTCTGAATACTCAATTGCCCAAGAGAAGACTAGGTTAGTTGAGCAAGGACTAAAAGAAGTCACGAAAGCTACTGGCGAAAACTCTAAGGAAACACAGACGTGGACCAATAAGCTACTGGATGCTAAGCGGAACGAAGAGTATCTGAAAAACGCTATTGAACAGACTAAGCAAGCTTTGGATAAAGAACGTGAGGCTACAAGTCAATCTGCTCGTGCTTCTCAGGAACGCAAAGAAAAACTATCTGCGCTGAAAACTGAACAAGATAGATTGGCGGACTCTGCCGATAAAATCAAAGCCAAATACGATTTAGAGCGGTCAGCTCTTGGGAACAATGCCAAGGAGTCTGATTTGCTTAAAATCAAGAAAAAAGAACTTGCTGAACAGATGAAAAATACTGGCCAGCAGGTTGAAAATTTGGAGAGGCAGTTAGAGATTGCCAAAGCTGAGTACGGTGAGAATAGCCGTGAAGTGGACAAGCTAGAAAAAGAACTGCTTGAATCAAAGAAGGCTTTTCAAGATTATGCCAACGAGGCTAAGAAAGCTGACGACTCTCTTGGTCGATTTGCTGATAAGGCAAAGAGTTTAGGTAGTAAATTAACCTCTGTTGGTCAAGGATTGACAATGGGGCTGACTGTTCCGCTTGTAGCTGGTGCGGGTGTTGCTGTCAAGGCGGCAAGTGATTTTGAATCAGCCTTTGCAGGTGTCATGAAGACCAATGATGAGGTTGTCGACGCGAATGGCAAGGTCATTATTAGCTACGATGACTTACGGGATGGCATTCGCAACATGGCAAAGGAAATTCCTGCGAGTACGACAGAAATTTCTGCCGTAGCAGAAGCTGCGGGGCAGTTAGGAATCAAGACGGAGAATGTCTTAGACTTTACCCGTGTCATGATTGACATGGGGCAATCCACCAACTTGTCAGCCGAAGAGGCAGCTAATTCCATGGCTCGCTTAGCAAACATCACCCAGATGCCTCAGGATAAATTTGATGAATTAGGCTCAACGATTGTTTCTCTTGGTAACAACTTTGCGACAACCGAGTCAGAGATTTTGGAGATGGGATTGCGTCTAGCTGGTACGGGTAATCTTGTAGGTCTGACTGAAGCTCAAATCATGGGTCTAGCTGCCGCTATGTCATCTGTTGGAATCAATGCAGAGGCTGGTGGTTCTGCAATGAGTCGTGTCATGCAAAAAGTCAATACAGCCGTTCTTGAAGGCGGAGAAGCCTTGACTAGTTTTGCGGACGTAGCAGGACAGAGTGCAGAAGACTTTGCCGTTATGTGGCAAGAAAGACCACAGGATGCTATTGTAACACTGATAAAAGGCTTGGGAAGAATCAAGGATGAAGGAGGAAATGTTACAGGTACTTTGAAAGACCTTGGGCTTGAATCCGTTAACGAAATTGATGCAATGCAGCGTTTAGCAGGTGCAGGCGAACTACTAGAAACTGCATTTAGAAAATCTGGTGAAGCGTGGACAGAAAATACTGCTTTGTCAGAAGAAGCTCAGAAGCGATATGAAACGTTCCAAAGTAAACTATCAATCGTCAAGAATAGACTAGCGGATATTGCAGTTGAATTTGGTGGCCCATTGATGGACGCTGCCGCAGATGTACTGGATGCATTAGAACCTGTTTTTGATTTTTTAGCAAATCTTGCCAAAGGTTTTGCTGATTTGCCAAAACCAATGCAGCAAGTCATTGTGGTTATTGGTAGCATCATTGCTGCACTAGGACCGTTATTGATTTTTATCGGACAGATAGCAACTGGGATAGGCTCTATTGCTGGTCTATTCGCACAAGGTGGAGCACTTGCAGGTGTTATACCTTGGATAACAGGGACTGTGTTACCTGCATTGGGAGGAATAGTTTCCGCGATTCTATCGTGGCCTGTATTGATAGGAGCTGCACTAGTAGCCTTGGTGGCAGTTGTCGTCATGTATTGGGATGAGATTGTCGCATGGGTTGGACAAGCCTGGGAAAAGATTAAAGAATTTTTCGCCCCAATCGGAGAATGGTTTGCGGAGAAGTGGGCAAGTGTAAAAGAAGCCACAGTCCAGTTGTGGACAGAATTAACTACATGGTTATCGGAAACGTGGACATCTTTTATGGAAGGCGCCAAAGTACTATGGGATGGATTAGTTAACATCTTTACATTTGCGTGGCTGTTGGTAAAAGAGGCTTTTAACATCGCATGGCTTGCTATTGAAACACCTCTACGATTGGCATGGGAGATATTCTGGGCATTTACTCAGGAATTTTGGACAGGGCTTGCTACATGGTTTTCTCAACTATGGGACAGCATCAAAAATGCTGTTTCAAGTGTTTGGGATGCTATTAGTAGCTATCTTACTGGTGTCTGGACCGCTATTTCAAGCAAGGTCACAGAGGTATGGACTGCGATTAAGACTTGGATGGAACAGGTTTGGACTTCTGTTTCCAGCAAGGTTTCAGAAGTTTGGAATCAGATTCTCAGTTTCTTGACAGGGATTTGGACTTCTATTTCCAACAAGGTCAAAGAAGTTTGGGAAGGTTTGAAAAATGTCATCTCAAACGCTTGGACTGCAGTATCTAGTAAAACTTCTGAAATCTGGAATAGTATTGTTTCTAAGATTTCGAGTGTTTGGGAGACTATTCGTTCTAAGGTTTCTGCTGCCATCGATGGTGTAAAAAATACTATCTCAAACGGATTTAATGCTGCTAAGGATACTGCTACTGAAATCTTTAATGGGATTAAGGACGCGATTTCTCGCACTATTAATGGAGCAAAGGACGCTGTGAAGAGGGCTATTGATGCAATCAAAGGTTTCTTTAATTTTTCATGGAGTTTGCCTAAAATCAAGCTTCCGCACCTAAGTATTAGCGGTAGTTTCAGTCTGATGCCACCGAGTGTTCCAAAATTCAGTATTTCTTGGTACAAGTCTGGTGGTGTGATGATGGATCCTGTCGCCTTTGGTCGTAATGGCAATAACATTATGGTTGGAGGTGAGGCTGGTCCAGAGGCTATTTTGCCGTTGACTGATAAAGTGCTAGGTAAAATTGGTCAAGCCCAAGCGAAAGCGAGTGGCATGGTAGGTAATACTGTCCATGTCACTAACTATGTGACAATGAATGCCACTGTTGATAGTGATTACGGTACAGACCACTTTTTTGATAAGGTGGATAAGTGGATTGCTGACAAAAGCGATATCCGTAATTTCTCTACGGGAGGTGTTGCTTAAAAAGGAAGTGCTGAGAGGATGAATCTGAGCACTTCTAATTTTTTTGAAAGGAGTCTTAATGCTTAAAACGTTATTAGACGGCTCATTCCCAGATAGTTTGAAGTGTTGTTTAGCAACACGACCTGTTATTCCCAGCCCAGAAATGGAGTATGAAGATATTTCTATTCCAGGTAGGGATGGTTCGTTGACGAGGGAGTTGGGGTACAAGAATATTCCAATTGAATGTGAATACAATATGCTGGAAGAGGTCAACATCAAGAGTCTAGTAAGGACTGTCAAGGGTTTCTTTGTCGGAAAAAAGACTTTGCGTTTTTCGGATGATGATGTGTATTACAAAATCAAAAAAATACAGTTTTCAGACATCGAGAACGAGGTGGCAGAGTATGGTCGGTTCACAGTTACATTTGAGTGTGATCCGTTTCAATACGCTTTGAACAGTAGTGTTTCATTGGTAAATGGTCAATCTTTTCAAAATATAGGGACTTATCGTTCCAAGCCTTATCTGAAGGTATTTGGTTCTGGTACGTTGACGGTGAATGGCAAGTCCATTATTTTGCGTGATGTTGGTGACTATATCGAACTTGATAGTGATTTGCAGAATGCTTATAGAGGTACTGTAGATATGAATCGAAATATGGTTGGCGAATTCCCCGAATTTGTGCCTGGTACCAATAGGGTGTCCTGGTCAGGAAATATCACTAAGGTTATTTGTGAAGGGAGGTGGCGGTATATATGATTTGTCTGTATGCGGCTGATGAAAGTCTTTTTGAACATAATGGATTAGGGATATTAGATAATGACTTGAAAAAGTGTCATGTTGAAGAGGAGTTAAACAATCTGTATACTTTGACAGCTCAATATCCACTTTGGGCAAAATTTGGCAAGTCGATTCGCAATGGGATGATCATCAAGGCTCCCACTCCAAATGGTGACCAGTTGTTTCGAATTTACCAGTCTAAGCCATCAATGGGAATGCTAGAAATACATGCTTTTCATATTTTCTATGACTTAGCTTTCAACTTTGTAGAGGATACCAACATTGTATCTAAGAGTGGTCAAGCATGGTTGCAACAATTGTCTCAGAATACACAGTACCGTCATCCTTTTACTTTCTTTAGTGATATTTCCACGGTGGCAGGGTCTAGGGTAGTTCGTAAGAACTGTGTAGAGATTTTGCTGAATACGTCGTTGGATAATTCCTTTGTCAATCGGTTTGGCGGTGAGATTCTTCGTGATAATTTTAATGTCTATTTTAATCGCGCAATTGGAGAAAATAGAGGCTTTAAAATCCGTCACAAGAAGAACCTCAAAGGCTATACTGCTAACATTGATGACAAATCGGTCATCACTCGGATCATGCCTATTGGTTTTGATGGACTTTTGTTGCCAGAAAAATATGTTGATAGTCCTCGGATTAGTGACTATCCTTTTCCAAGAATTGGTAAAGTTGAGGTTGATGTAAAGGCTGCAGTTGGTGAAAATGCAGATGCCAAAGATGCTATTCCTCTGAATGAAGCCTATACCAAAATGCGTGTCTTAATCAAAGAGCAATTTGGCGTTATTGATGTTCCCACCTGCTCCTATGAGGTGGACTTTGTTGAATTGTCAAAAACTAAGGAATATGCTGATTTCCAAAACCTTGAAACTGTTCGAATTGGCGATACGGTAACGGTCAGTCATGATGAGGATGGGTTCTATGTAGAAGCTAAGGTAATCCGTTATGAGTATGACAGTTTGGCAGGTAGTTTGTTGAGGATTGAGGCTGGACAGTTTGAGTCTAGAAGTAGTAATAACTCTATCAACCAACAGAGGAGCATCGAGCAACAGCTCGAAGACGTAAAGACAGAAACTAGCAACATGGTGCAGGTCGCTGCAAACGGAAAGAACACGATTTATCGTGGAATCGACAGACCAGAAAATGCTAATATCGGTGATTTGTGGTATGAACCTCTTGAAAATTCTATCGTACTGAAGCAATGGTCCGGCGTGGATTGGGAATTGATTCCAATCAGTGACCAAAATTTAGGGAACGTCAATGTTAATAATCTGAGTGGTAATCATATCGATGTTCGGCGTTTTCGTATTTCCTCTGGAGATAGGGATATTTTGTATGTTAATGAGGTTGGCGAAGTTATATTAAACGCTAAGCGGGTTCAGATTGATTTTACGGACGTTGCTACTAAAGATGATTTGAAGAAAATTGAATTGACTCCTGGACCAAAAGGCGAAAAAGGAGACCCTGGCAATGACGGTGTCGCTGGGCGTGATGGTATCGCTGGTAAAGACGGAGTAGGCATTCGTTCAACGACGATTACTTACGGAAAATCGACATCTGGCACAATTCAGCCAACGTCATGGACATCTCAGGTACCAAGCGTCCCCAATGGTCAATTTCTGTGGACAAAAACCGTTTGGGCATATACGGATAACACCTCAGAAACTGGTTACTCAGTGGCTAAGATGGGGGAGACTGGTGCAAAAGGGGATAAAGGTGATACTGGCCCACAAGGTCCACAGGGGCTACAAGGTCTTCAGGGTCCTAAGGGAGATCAGGGGATAGCTGGCCCTAAAGGTGCTGATGGTCATACTCAGTATACCCATATTGCTTATGCTGATAATGCAACTGGTGGTGGCTTTAGTCAGACAGACCAGACAAAAGCTTACATCGGCATGTATCAAGATTTTATTGCCACAGATAGCACAAATCCCACCTCTTACAGATGGACAAAGTGGAAAGGAGATAAAGGAGACACGGGAGCCCAGGGCATACCTGGACCTAAGGGGGCAGACGGTCGTACACCTTACGTCCACTTTGCATACTCGGACAATGCAGACGGTACAGGTCTGACCACGTCTGATAATGGTCAGCGGTATATTGGTCACTATTCAGACTATACCCAAGCAGATAGCACAGACAAAACTAAGTATCGCTGGGCGGATAGATGGGCGAGATTGAAACTAGAAGACAACCTTCTGCTCAATAGCTCTTTTAACCAAAACTTGAACCAATGGCAAGGAACTGGAGTGATTATAGTTGACGGCAGAGCGAGAATTACAGGAGAATTTAATAAAACTAAACATATTTACCAAAGCATCAAGTCTCAGACAGCTAATGACGATGTTAGCCAGGTATACATAGCATCTGTTACCGTTAAGGTCACTAATTATGTGGCTGGTTCTATAAATCCATATCTTGCACTTTATATAGATGGCAGAAAGAACGACAGCACAAATTCGTGGTTTGGTGGAACATATTTGACACCCTCTCGTTTGGACGTAGTAAACAATAAGGGGATTGTACAGTTTACCACTACTTTCAAAGTAAATGTGCCACGTAGCCAGATAGACCGTATTGAGTTTCATATCTATACAAGGGATTTCACTGGGGAAGTGGAATTTGAAAAAGTGTCGCTCAGACGTGGAAATATTGATTTAGGTTGGCAGGCTTCTCCAGAAGACCTCCAAACCCAACTCAACTCAAAAGCGGACCAAGCATTGACCCAGGAACGGCTCAACGCCCTAAGCGAGCGGGCAGGTATCATGCAAGCGGAGCTGGAAGCCACAGCGAGTCTGGATACTGTAAACAATATCTTGAAACAAATCAAAGATATGAAAGCAGCCGACGAAGCTACATGGGCTAAAGTTGAAAAGGATCTGATAACTCACTTACAGCGTGTCATAAAAATTGAGACAAACCTAGGAGACCAAGCACAGCGCTGGAATGCGGTAGATACCTTTATGCAGGTCTCAAACGATGGTTTGTCACTAGGTAAGGCAGACGGTAGCTCCAGCATGTTGTTTAGCCCAGATGGACGTATCACGATGTTTTCGAGTGGTACTCCAGTCATGTATGTGGATAAAGGGGTTATCCACATTGACAACGGTATCTTTTCAAAGACGGTTCAAATCGGACGTTTTAGAGAAGAACAGTACCATAACAATCCAGACATCAATGTTAAACGGTATGTTTATTAGAAAGGGATAGCTTGAAAGTATGGCAGTATTTAGATATTCAGGGAACTGGAGAGGTTTCCTAGAAGGCACATCATCCACCGTCAGTCAAGATATAAGCGGAAACAGCTCAGTAATCAAGATTGATGTTTGGATAGGAATGGACACAGGGTGGAACATTGAGTTTGGTAATACTTACGGCAATACCGTCACCGTCACTTGTGATGGTCAATATCAAACTATTGCCGTAGGTCCTCTATACCTCAATGGCTCCAAAAAGCATTTAGGCTCAGTACAGTTTAGAGTGGGGCACAATGCTGACGGAACAAAATCAGCAGGAATTGGCTTGAGTTCTAATATGAGTAATATCAGCTATGGAACTTTGAACTTTGGTAATGCTTCGGGGAACTGGGTTCATGGACTAACCACAATCCCACGTTCCAGTTCTGTAAGTGTTAGCCCTGGTGTCATTGGTAGTGCAGTCACTATCAATATCAATCGTCAGAGCTCTAGTTTTAAGCATACTGTCCGCTACCATTGGGGCAACAAACAAGGAACAATCGCAAGCAATGTAGATACGTCTACAACTTGGACTATCCCACTCGATTTTGCGAACGACATCCCAAACGCGACAAGTGGCACAGGGACAATCTTTGTTGACACATACTCTGGTAATACCAAGACAGGAACACAGTCAACCCCCTTTACGGCGAGCGTTCCAGATAGCATCAAGCCACGGCTGACTGGTTTTACATTGTTAGATGGCAATACGGCCGCTAGGGCATTGATTCCGGGAGAACAACAGTTTGTGCAGATTATTTCGAACGTAGCCGTACACTTTGGGCAGGCTACAGGGGCATACGGTTCAACAATCACAAGTTATCACGCAGAGATAGTTGGCAAGAACCAATCTACCAGTCAAAATGGTGGTAGCTTAGGGATCATGAACTATCATGGTCAGGTTACTATACGAGCAAGGGTGACAGACAGCCGTGGTCGAACGAGTAACATGATAGAGCGAACTGTGACAGTGTTGGAATATTTTGCACCAGCTTTCAACTTTAGCGTGGAACGTTCAGGAGCGACATCAAGTACATTCTCTATTCTCAGAAACGCTCGTATAGCTCCGCTGACGGTAGGTGGTAGCCAGCGAAATATAATGACTTTAACTTTTCGTGTAGCTCCAGCTGATAGCAATAATTACACGACAGACAATGGTCCGGCATCTGGTACTTTTACGACCTTGGCGAGCCTAACAAATTCACTGGCCAATCTATCAGGGACTTATTCTTCCGATAAGTCGTGGGATGTCATAGGAATACTTGAAGACAAGTTCACTCGTTCGGAGTTTAAAATCAAAGTTTCGACCGAAGCGGTAGTATTCAGCTACGAGAAGGGCAACCGCTTTGCGGTTGGTAAAATCGTAGATACGAACCTTCCGGGAGGGTCTATAGAGTCAACTGGTGGATATTACTTGAACGGTAAGTCGATTCAACAGTATCAGTTGACGAGAAATGACGGTAGAGCTCATATAAATCTATACAGCAAAATAGGAGAGTATGTGCAGTCAGGTTTTTACTATGTGGATAGCCCAACCTTACCGGATCCAGTTGGGGGGTATTTACTTGTAGAGAGCTATGATACTAGATATGTCAAGCAAACTTACACTCCTTATAACAAAAATAAGACCTATTTACGAGTAAAAAATAATACGACTTGGACACCGTGGGTTGAATATGCCAAGGATGACCACCCCAACCTCATCAACACTGGTTGGCAGTCAGCAGGGTATCCAGGTACTTATTACAAGCGTGTTGGGGATGTACTAACAATTAAGTACGATTTCACAGGTAACGGATCAACAATGAACATAGGGAGCATCCCAAGTGATATTTGGGTTGCGCCACAGTCCTATATGTTAGTAATCGCTAAGTGGGCTATTAGTGGTTCTGATAACAGCCATGTCCAAATCAACCAAGGCACAGGAGCGTTTAATGTACTGGCCACTGGTAATGGAATTGTGTATAGAGGTCAGTTAACTATTATGATTTAGAAAGGAAATACCATGAAGTTCAAATTTTTAACCAAGAGTACGGAGTGGCTTGGGTCTTCTCCGCATCGAACTATTGTAGTTGTAGGGAACGAAGAGGGAGCAACTATTCCCTATGCCTTTGATAAAGAAGCTATCAATTTGACAGATAGCGAGCTATTCGATATGGCTATGGAGAAAATGTATCAAGAAAATTTCCCGAACAGAGCAGAAGATGAGAAATTCAATGCGATTGGCAAGCGTCTTGCCAAGGTTGATGATATTACCGAAGAAGCTACAAAGAATCTTGAAAAGGTTAAAGAGCAAGTAAAATTGTCCGCAGCTTCCCGTTCATCATTCTTGAAAATTACCGTCCTGCTCTATGAGAAAGGAATCCTTACCGATGAAGAACTTTTTGCGACAGGTATCTTTGATGATGAATCTGAAGATAGTCCTGAAACTGATATTTAATAAAGATAGGAGAATTGACACGATGATTAAATTATATGCTCTAGAAGTTATGGAAGGTAACATGGAATGGAAAGATATTAAATTTAGTCCAATTATTAAGGACCGAATCAAAGCTTACATTCGCAAGCTAGTTGAAGATGATGAAATCTTTAACGAATTGACTAAGGAAGGATAGCCTATGGTCGAAGAACCAAATCTTTTTATCCAAATTTTGCATGCGGCAACACCTTTCGCTGGAACATTAGTGACGGCGATTGGTGGGGTTGCCATCGCAAAGATTGGAGCGAACAATAAGAACGAACTAACGGCTATCAATGCTCGTCTAACGACTTTGCAAAAGGTTGCAGATGACAACAAGTCGACTGGTGAAGCGATTAAGTATGATGTCGAAAATCTCAAAACGAGTAGCCGTAGTAGTCGTCGTTATGTCCTCTATCGCGATTTGGACGCTGCCATCGAACGAGGATGGACAACTCTTGAAGAACGTCGGGAAATCGCCAAGCTGTTTGAATCGTATAAGATTTTAGGCGGCAATGGCGAAATTGAAACTATGTATGGCATATATTGTGAGTTGCCATTGAAGAAGGAGAATTGATATGAATCAACTTACAGAAATTATTATAGGGTCAGCTACAGGTATCTTAGCTATCGTTGCTGGCATGATTGTCCATGAAGTCAAGAAGTATCTGATTGCTAAGGGCGGTAAGCGAGCGGTCGAAATCACTGAGATTTTGGCACGGAATGCCGTCAACGCAGTTGAGCAGATTACCAAATTAGACCAAGAAAAGCACGTCGATAAGCTAGATATGGCCAAACGTCGTGTAACAGGTCAGCTTGCTAAATACAACATCTATATGACTGATGCACAGTTAGAGACCTTTATCGAAAGCGCTGTGAAGCAAATGAATGATGCGTGGAAGGAAGATAATAATGACAACAGTAAATGAAGTAGTTAGCTTTGCCAAAGACCTAGCCAACCGTGGTCAAGGTGTAGACTATGATGGTTGGTACGGTAATCAATGTGTAGACTTGCCTAACTGGATTTGTGGCAAATTCTTCGGTAAGGCTCTTTGGGGCAATGCGATTGATTTATTGGACTCGGCGGAAGTACATGGATTAGAAGTCCATCGCTTACCGACATCGGAACGTCCACGGGAGGGTGCTATCTTTGTCAAATCTTATTGGGCTAATGACGGTATCAACTATGGGCATACTGGTCTAATTATCTGGGTCAATGGCAATACTGTCCAAACCATCGAGCAGAACCTAGTTGGCAATCTGTCTGTCGGTGGTCCTGCTCAGTATTTTAGTCAGCAAATCAGCAATCTTGTTGGTTGGTTTTATCCACCTTACAGCGACTCTACCGCAGTGGCAACACAGGCAAGCAGTGGCAATCTCGGTAAGGTCAAAGACGAGCAGGGGACAATGACCGTTAAAGTATCTCTGCTCAATGTCCGAGACGAGCCTGGTCTAGACGGTAAAGTTGTGGCTACTTACACTTATGGAGAGCAGTTTAATTATGATTCGGTCTATATTGCCGATGGATACATTTGGGTATCGTATGTTAGTCGTAGCGGTGTACGTCGCTATGTAGCAGCAGGCGAGGAGTCAAATCGGCGCAATGTGGTGCCTTATGGTACGTTTAAATAGATTTTCAACCCAGCGGTCTGCTGGGCTTTTTTGTTGCCCTGAAAATCAAAAAATCGGCGTTTTTTTGATTTTCGATAGCAAAATACTTGTCTTTATCACGGACATTTTTAAAAAATGCCGTTTTTGAGGACATAAAAAAGAGACCCTCATAGGCATGAGAGTCATTTTGGTACAAAGTACCCTTACTTTACAATCCGCAACGGATGTTGATGTCATAATTATATCAACATTATTTATACTCGTCAAGTATTTCCTGCACCGCCCGAAAAAAGTCTTTTGCAATCAGCGGTTGATGATTGCCCTCAAACTCTTTCCCTCTCCACTTGATTTTACCAATATAGACGGGGTTTCGAGCGATGTATTTGATTGATGTGTGATACCATTTTTTGTTTAGAGTGCCTTTATAAGTTAGTTTTTTGGCAAGAGACTTGGGTTTAGTACCTTTATATAGTTCGTCAAAAATTTCCACGACAATTATTTTGTCATTATTTGGGATGTACAAACCATCCTTATAGTCATATCCAAGTGGAGTATACCCTGGAGCCCATGACATGGCTTTTCCTGTCATGGCTCTGCCGTATTTGCCCATGATCATACGCTCTCTGATGACATCTCGCTCGTATTGGGCATAGAGGGCAAATTGGCCCATCATCATCTTACCAATTGGAGTAGTAGTATCAATAGCTTCGGACAGACTTACTAGCTCAACATCATTTGCTATCAGGTAGTCCTCTACGATAACAAAGGTATCTTTAAGACTACGACTTAGACGATCTAGTTTATGGATAACAACCAGGTCTATTTTTTTAGACACGATATCCGTCAACATCCTCTGTAGTTGGGGGCGGTCAAACTTTGCTCCGGTTATCTCGTCACAATAAACATCGTAAATATCTATACCTTTGTCTCGGCAGTATTGTTTTGCCAAATGGGCCTGCATATCGAGAGAGTACCCGTTGACCTGGTCAAAGGTACTCACTCTTGTATAGATTGCAGCTCTCATATTTTAGACTCTTTCCGCAATTTCTAACGCTGTCCAGTAATCAATTTCCGTAATGGTTCCGTTATCCACCACCAGATAGTACCTATCTTTGTTTATTTTGCTAGTACAAAACTCGTAAAGCCCGTCCTCTTTGATGTCTGCGTATTTGTAACCTGACACCTCGTAAGTATCAACAAATTTACGGTCCAACTTGTAAACTGGATGTGTTCCAATAATTTTTGCTAGGTAACCTTTGTGTTTTCGGGAATCTGTTATTTGTGCAACTGCACCATCGATAAAACCTAATACTTCTGAGCTGTTTGCGACTAATTTCATGATTGTTTCCTCTTTTCTTTTTTTGAGGGTACTTAAAAGTACCTGTTGCGACAACAAGCACTTTGTGATACAATCATGTAGTACTTGCTGTTTAGTAAGTGCGTCTGCCTTGCAACCAGTCGGAGTGGTATTTGAGTGGTTGTAAGGTGTTTTTTTATTTCCTTTTTAATTCCTAAGCATTTTTCGTTATAGCTAGTCTATTTTCTCTATAACATCACTAATTCTTAATCTTCCCACCAACACTTGAGCTTTTGAGGGAGTGATTTTTAGTGTTTTTGATAGACTTGATGCAAGATCATTATGACCATACGGCACATGTATGTGTCCTGATTTGACTTTGGCTTGAATATTCTCAGGCAGTCTATCAAACTCTGATTTTGTAATGTATTTCAATTAACATACCTCACTTCCATGCAAACTATTGTAGTACTCTGTTATTTTAATCACTTTACCAAAAGACATGCCGCAAATATCAGTCCGACCTTTGACATAGTTTGCCAAGGTCTGCTCTGATATGCCCGTGGCTTGTGCAATTTGATAGCGTGAGTGTGTCTGGAAGAAGTTCATCATTTCTTCCTTTGATAATACTTGGATCATATATACTCCTTATTTGAAAACCAACCAGAGTATCAATGCAATGAGCAATGACCACGCTAGGAAGGCTTTCCAGTCAAAACTGTGTTTATTTACTTTGTATTTTACTTTCATAGCTTTTTTTGATAACATTTAAGTACACCCCCGAAGGGGTGGATAGTGATTACTCACTATCCAATTCGAAGTGCCATTCAAGTGTTAGAATGATAAGATTGAGTTTGACGACTACTTTATTATTCTTTATCTTGATTGGCTTTTTTAAGTACCTAAACATTTATTACTCCTTTCTGTTAGTTTCCTTGTCTAAGGTAACCTCCCCTTACCTTATGTATCTATTATACTATTATTTATAATAGTAGTCAAGTGTTTTTACAAACTTTTTCGATTTTTTTATTTTTTTCGCTTTGATAGTTAGTAGATATAAATTTGCCCACCATTTGCCCACCAACTTTACCAGATTTAACTGAATTTAACCGAATGAAAAATCAAAAAAGCCCGAAAAATCGGGCTTTTGACTTGTATAAATTCGGACAAAATCCTATAATAAAGGCGGTAGACGGATTTGAACCGACGATCAAGCTTTTGCAGAGCCGTGCCTTACCACTTGGCTATACCGCCGTAACAGAAACTATTTTACCGAAAAAAAAGCCGAAAGTCAACACGAGAATGACAAGTCCTGTAAAAATCTACCATTCCTAATAGAAATCAGGGAAAATTTATGCTATATTGATAGTAGAAAAATGAAAGAGATGTTCCTATGTCTAAAACAAAAAATCATATAGAAAAGATGGAACCCCTTCTGGCTGACTTGAGGGCTAGAGAATTAGAAGAGAAACAGCCTATACTGGAAGACTTATACAAACTGTACCAAGAACAGCCAGATGAGACAACTGCTCTGATTTATGCTAAAGGCTTGCTTAATTTAACAGCCTTTCAGGAATTATCCGATTGTGAAACAAGTGTAAATCGCCTATCTGAGTTATCTAGTCGTTTCCCTGATGACTCAGCTATCGCAATGGTATATGCCCAAGGTTTGGTAAACTTGACAGTCAAGCAGGGCTTAGAGGGTTGTGAACAAACGGTAAAAGAACTGGCTAACTTGCCTAGTCGTTTTCCTGATGACTCTGATATTGCACTGGTATACGCCCAAGGTTTGGTGAACCTGAGTGCTAAACAAGATTTATTGGGTCATGAGCAAACAGTTGGAGAATTGTGGCATCTTTCTACATGCTTTTCAGAATATCCGTTCATTGCCTTGGAATATGCTAAAGGTTTAGTAAACTTGACAGTGGAGCAGGACTTAGAGGGTTGTGAACAAACGGTAAAAGAACTGGCTACCTTGTTTAGCCGCTTTTCCGAGGATTCCTCTACTGCTCTGGCATATGCCCAAGGTTTGGTGAACCTGAGTGCTGAACAAGATTTATTGGGTCGTGAGCAAACAGTTGGAGAATTGTGGCATCTTTCTATACGCTTTTCCGAAGATCCGTTCATT